GGAGGAACTACTTTACCATTGAGGAGAGTAAATCCGGTATTGTAATTATAATGTTTTTTATCTAAACTACATTGAAATTCATTGTCTGCAATTCTTTGCAATTGAAAACCAAAATGGTCGGGACAATGTCTAGTACTGAGACTCTCTTGATTTATTTGAACTGGCTTGTATGACGCGCTGTCCTTAACGTCTTTGGTGATATCAGCTATTTTATTCTGATTATCAAGCGTTTCCTTCACACCCTTATATTTTTTTTTTAGATCATCAAGTCGCTTATCTTCTATTTCTTTTGCGGTGTTAATGAAACCTTTTGGGGAAGCAAGTGTCAAGAGAATATCATCCAGAACAGAGGCCTGTTTGTGCATTCCTGCTTCATCAAGCTCAGAGGCTAGACTTGCAATCTCATCGAGTTTCTCATGCGAGAACATTGGCTCTTCAGCTTCCGTCTGTGCAACTTCTGCCGCCGTTTCCCTAATGTCTTCTGCCGCCATTGCCAGCACGCCAGCAATAGCCGCAAGATGACTATCATTGCCATCAGCGGCAACTAATAGTTCGTTGTCAGCATTTTCAAGCCAAGACGCGAAAGAGATGAGTTTGTCAGATAGTTTCATTTGTTCCTTAAAAGAAAATCTTTGAGTTTAGGAAGTAAGCACCTTCACTCGTCTCGTCCATACCCTGACGGTACATTGGTTTGCAATCGCCGTGCTTATCTTGATATACTTTGTGTATCGGTAGATTTGTGTGTCCGCAAATTTGGTGTTTGCTGGATGCAGACTTCACGATCATTGAGCACTTGGTTTCAGACTGCTTTTGTGTCTTTCCTGAAAGTGCTTCAGTAAAGATAGCGAATGCTGTCTTGTATGCCTTATCATCACTACCCTGTGAAAGAATATTCAGAGCATCTTCTGCTTTGGCATAATTCTCTTCGGATGCGGCGATCTTGACAATTTGCACAAGTTCGGAAGCTTTCAGGTTATAGTTTGGTGAGGCAACGGCAGCTGTCTTGTAGTCTATTGAAGCGCTCGTTGCAAGCATATCAACACTGGCTTTTGAGAACTGCTCAACGGAACCATTTGAGATTAGCACAGTTGGATAGGCAACTTTTCCTGCCTCTACTTTGACTGGCACTTTGAACGCCAAGCGCCCAGCATTTGCTGATACAGCGTAGAAAATGGTATTTTCGTTGCTGTCGCATACTGCTACCTGAGCATCTTTTAGGTTGAACTTTACTGCTGCTTTTGCAACGAGTTCGTGGCCAGCGATAACAGTAGCTGGTTTGAATTTGAAATTAGCAACTCCCAATGGAGTGTCAAAGGTGCGGGCGAAAGTATCAATCTCCGGATTGCTATATTTTGGTGTCTGCACAACCAGGTTGTCCGGCATCACATCGAATTTTTGTCCAGTGATTTGCTGAGACATATACTCTGTTGCAACTTCTTTCTGTGCATTGAGTTTCGTGACTGCTAGATCAACTGCACTAACTTTATTTAGTTCGCCCTTGACGCTGAGAGCAGCCCGGAGAACCAATGTTGGATTCACTGACAATTTTTTGCCAGCATTTGCTTGAATATATGACGCGATTGTTTCCTTGGTAAAATCTTCTGGACCAGCGTTTCCAACGAATACTGCTGGTTGTAGTGCATTTTGACCATCAAATTCAACTGGAACGAAAACGCTTGTCATTCCCTTTGGGGTCTCGAAAGATGCCCTACAAAGAACGATGCAATCCTGAGCCGTGACAACAGAAAAGTCTTTTTTCAGGTTTAGTCCATGCGTTTTGGTTGCACAAACAGATTTTGCGCGCTCGATCATCGTGTTGTTAATTGGTAGCGACGGGGTACCGAACGCATCGTTTAGTGCTGATGCAAGAACCGGATCAACGATCTTGTCGAGGGTTGCCTGCTGCACTCTGTCAAACGTATCCTCATCTTTACGATCATACAGTTTCACTGATGGAGCCGCTGGTTCTGCGCCGAGTTCTTCGGCAAAGACTGAAGCGAATTTGGTATTGCGTGAGTGAAGCTTGTTGTATAGCTCACGAATTTCGGAGCGAGAAATGAAAATCTTGTTGTTGCCAGCCATGCGGGCAATGACGTTATTTACCATACCAATAGTGTAATCCTCAGGATACTGATTTGCTGCTTTCGCAAGCTTCGAGGAAAATAGCGGAACCGCAATTTTCTCAGCGTCATTTGCCTGCTTTGATATGGTTTCAGCAATTCGTTTAATTTGTGCGATATCCATGTTGTTCCTGATTAAGCGAGTTCCGGGTGGCGACGAAGCAGGTCGATTCGTTCTGTGGTTGTAAGGCTGTCAAGCAATGCTGCTGCAAGCTTTTTGTCTGTTTCCAGACGCTTTGGTAGAAAACGACGAACGGTATCAAGATCAGACGGTTCGACGCCGAGTGATGATGCTGCGAACTTTGCAATGTGCTCTTGCTTGTAAAATACGTTAAAATCCCCAGCCGTTTTGTTAACTGATACATGCCAGGCAGCTTCCTTCGCATTTCCCTCTTGTGCCTCTTCATATAGAGCGACTATTACTGGTGAGCCATCATCTGCATTCTGAATTTGCCATAATTCATCACTTGCGCTATCCGTGAAGCGAACCAAATCGAATGCTACACGAACTAATTTATCTTTTACATCTTCATAATTAAAGGCTTTCTTGTTTAAAGAAGCCGAGATATGATTGTAATCGAGGTCGAATTTTGACATTTTTGCCTTTGTTATGTATTATGTTGGCTACAATGTATGCCAAATTATGTGTAGATTAACGGTTTGCAAGGGAAACCGAATTCTTTTTGGCATACTGGATCGAGTAGGCGCTTGACTTCCTGAGCTTCCATTGGCTTACCATGCCATTTCCCTGACGGGGTGCTCTGAACCTTGACCTCTACATACTTCTGTGAGGGTAGTGGCTGTGGGGTCGTGCCACCAGCAAGAGCATATCCGTGCGGCGCAAGAAATTGATTGAACGCATCGAGGTTTGGGGTGCCGGGCGGCTGAGCGTTTAGCTCCTGAGCCTTACGCTCAAAACTGGCAGCCTGAGCTGAAATAGACTTTATGATCTTTGGAAGCATGGGAAATCCTTTGGTTGTATAGTTATACCATTATTTGATATCAAATCCAGGTTTCTTCCCGAATGTCAGCAATTTTCTTAAGGATTGCCTGAATTTTTGGATCTTCGTCGATGAGTTTGCGAATCTTGGAACGGGAGCCACCATAAGTTATTGGATTACCATGTTTGTCTATATCAGAATAACTTACATTTCCGTTAATGGATTTTGTGATACTGCTTTGATTGATTCCTATTGATCGTGCCACTTCTTGTTGTGTTTTACCAGATGCAAGTCCTTTAAGGATTTGCTGCTGTCTATCAGTTAGTTTAGTTTCTACTAACCTCCAAAATTCTACCCTCAATTCTTCTTCAAGAAGTAAAATACTCTCATTGTAATCAAAAGGATTTAGCCGTTTATGCAAGCTTTCCTCATTAGAGAAACTTTCAAGTAATTCAATAGGAAAAATTGCCTCACAATATAATTGTTGATATGCGCTTGAACGAGGAGATCTGTTGGCACGCGACGGTTTATCCATTTTGTATCCTGTTGTTGGGCTAAAATTTCTTAACGTGTCTTCCAGACTATTATTTCTCATAAAGCTTTATATATCGTCAACAATAGTTGCTGTTAACTATTTGCGTTTTTCTATGCCGTTTCTTTTCAGCAATCTATACACTGTACTGGCATTGCAATGAAATGCTTCGATTATATTCTTGAAGGTATCATTGTTTAGATACGCTGCTATAATTTCTTGTTCTCTTTCTTTTGACATCTGTCGTTTGGCGGCGCCTCTATCTACCGCCTCTCTTGGCATTACACGACCTTTGGCGGCTTCACCAATAGCCTTTCTTGCTTCTTCTGTATGATGTTTCCCCTGCATTGGGTGCCCATCTATCTTGTGCCGCTCCTTCATAAACACTGAGTTATTTTCTTTCCATTCATCTGTGTGAAAATTCCCTATATTAGCCTCAGAAATTTTGTCCCTGGTCTCTTGCGGCAAATGCTTACCGAGCCAGTGCCTCGCGGAATTTTTCGATATCTTCTTCTTTGTTTCTTCCGAATGCCTACCAGCACTTCCACCTTCTTTTATATTGTATCCGATCCCTTGCTTCCGCGCATCATAGTGCTCAATGTAATCTTTTTCGGACTCATCAGCCTCTTCTTGCGTCTTGCATCGTTCCAAGACCTCATACCTAAACTTCTCTACACCATACTTTTTGATGGCATTGAAAAGATAGACAGAATGACTATAATTGCAGCCATTTTTTCCCATCCGTGTGAGCAATGGATACCAACTCTGCCCAACATAAATCTTTCCATTCGCCACGTTCTTAAGCAGATAAATAATGCAATAGTCATTCTTTACATTGCCACCATCAAAATCTCCATCATATCCCGCCCCAGCCAGCATCTCATCGCTCTCATTCAAATTATTTTCACTCATGCCAGTATGGCATGGACTTCGCTGTCTTTATCGACAAATTACTTACAAGTCTTTCATCATGCCTTCGACCGCAATCGCACCCTGTTTCAATCG